CGGTCAGTTCCAGGTTGCGGCGCGTGGCCGCGTCGAGGCCGATGAATTCCGATTCGGTTTCAACCGACAGGCTGCGCACGTGCTGCAGACCGCGTCCCTGCGTCGCCTGGGCGTAGCGCAGCAGCGCACCGGCCGCGCCGAAGGCCGCGCCCAGGCCGTCCGCGCCGAAGCCGGTCAGCGTGGCCACGCCCAGCTGGTCCAGCAGCGACTTGTGGCCGCCGACCACGTCGAAGTGCCATTCCGGCACCCGGTTCACATGGCACAGCGCGGGATCCTCGAACAGTTCGGCGTCGTCGCCGCGCAGCATCTCGGCCGGCGCGATGCGCTCCAGTTCCTGCTGCAGGCGGACTGCCACGGTGCGGCTGTCGCCCGAAAACTCCATCAGGCGCAGCGAGCCGCTGGCCAGCGACAGCCAGGCCAGGCCCGCCGTCACCACCTTGCGCTGGCTGATCAGCGCCATCGCCAGCAGCGGACGCTCGGCCTTTTCCGGCAGCAGGTCGGAATCCGTCAGCGTGCCCGGCGTGACCACCCGCATTACCTTGCGCTCGACCGGGCCCTTGCTGGTGGCCGGATCGCCGATCTGTTCGCAGATCGCGCACGACTCGCCGATCTTGACTAGCTTGGCCAGATAGCCTTCCAGCGAGTGGAAGGGCACGCCCGCCATCTTGATCGGCTGGCCGTTCGCGCTGCCGCGCGCCGTCAGCGTGATGCCGAGGATGCGCGAGGCTTTTTCCGCGTCTTCATGGAACAGCTCATAGAAATCGCCCATGCGGTAGAACACCAGCATGTTCGGATGTTCGGCCTTGATGCGTAAATACTGCTGCATCATTGGCGTGACTTTCGATTTCGAGGACTCCGCAACCTCTTGATTTGACAGCATGTTCACAGATAAGTAATTGTTCTATATGGTTAAAACTGAATTGCGCATCGCCCCGGCTTTACTGTCCTCGCATCGCCGCACATACCCACACTTGCACTTTTGGCGTAACTTTTTTCGTAGAGGAAACCAAAGTTACGCTAAAATTCTGGCGTAGTTCACCTGGTGGGTGAAAAGCTACGCCAAACCTACACCGCAAAGGGAATCATGCCATTCGATGCGCGCGCCGCCAAGCTCCTGCCGGCAGGCCAACACTTTACCATTTCCGAGTGCCCAGGGCTTCGTTTAGAGGCAACGGCGGCGAAGCGATCTTGGATTTATCGCTACAAGAGCCCGGTCGACGGCAAGATGAAGCAGACCAAAATCGGCGAGTGGCCGGCCGTATCCTTCGCGGCAGCCACGGTGGCCTGGGAAAAGCTGCGCGAAGCCCGCTCCGAAGGCGCGGACCCGAGCGCAGTGAAGCGCGCCGAGCGGGGCGAAAAGCGAGCGGTGGCCGCGGCCGAACGCGAGCGGGCAGCGATGGAGGTGATCACGGTCGCCGACATCTGCGATAACTACCTCGTCAAATACATCGAGAAGAATCGAGGCGAGAAGGGCGCTGCCGAGGTCCGGCGCATGTTCCAAACCATGCTGGGCGAGACCGGATATCTTCGTGCGGCCGACGTCACCCGGTCTGTTGCATTCGACTTGATTGAATCGTTCGGCCACATCCCGGTCCAGGCAGCAAAGTTGCGGGCCGAGATCGGTGCTGCATGGGACTATGCGCTGGATTCCGGGCGGCTTCCCGAATCCGTGCCGAACTGGTGGCGTCTGATTATGCGCGGCAAGCTGCGAAGCAAGGGGCGCATGATCCAGGGCGCGCCGGCCGGCGTCGTGAAGCGCGTGCTTAGCGAGGCCGAGCTGGCAAAGCTAATTCCATGGCTGCCGAATTTTTCCAGGCTTGTGGAAGACACGCTGACGCTGTACCTTTGGACCTGCGCGCGCGGCTCGGAGATTATGGCCATGCACGCCAGCGAAATTTCGGAAGAGAGTGATGGGCTGTGGTGGACGGTGCCCAAGGATAAAACGAAGAACAGCTGGCGGGAACATTCGACAGATTTCAGGGTGCCGCTGGTCGGCCGCGCCGAGCGCATCGTGCGGCGCCGGCTGGAAGTGGCGAACGATGGCTACCTTTTTCCGTCGAAGCATTGCGCCTCCGGGCATGTCGAGCAAAAAAACGTCGCGTCGCAGGTCTGGCTGCACATGCCTTATTCGAAGACGCGGCCGGAATATGACCGGCCGAGGTTGCCGGTGGAGCGCTGGGCGCCGCACGATCTCCGGCGCAGCTCCCGGACGTTGCTGGCGGCGCTTGGGTGCCCGGACGAGGTGGGCGAGGCCATTCTCGGGCACATGAAACAGGGCATTACGGGCGTATACAACCGACACGCGTATGACAAGGAACGGCGCGACTGGCTTACGCGCCTTGATCCTCATCTGGAGCAGCTGGCGCGCGTTTAACTCCCTTGCGGCTGCCTGTGTTCGGCGGCGGCGGCAAGTCAGAGACTGGACGCTCTTCGGCCCAGGCCTCGACCTCGCGCAGCAGCCAGCCGACGCGCTGGGCCGACAGTTTGCGCGGCCGGGGGAACTCGTTTTGCCGTACCATCTTCTGAATGGTCGCGGTGGCCAGCGTCACCAGGCTGGCGACCTCGGGCAGATCGACGTAGATTCGTTTGACGTTCGTGCTCATTTTTTCCTACCGTTGCTGTGTTATTTGTGATCAATTCTTGTCGCGAGCGTGAGCTGGCGGCCAGGTAGTGGCGAGGGGCTGCCGGTGAGGTAGACCACGGTCTCCACCTCGCTGCCGATGAGTTCGTACCGCAACACCTGGATGAAGCGTTCGTGGCCCTCGTACAGAACAGGGTGAGCGGTCTGCAGCGCGTGCAGCAGCACGCGGTTGTGTTGCTGTGGATCGGGGTTAGGCTGCGCGCTCATGCTGCCCTCCATTCGTTTCTATAGCCCTTGTAATCTGGCGAGCCCGGCCTTTCGGCCTCGATCCCCTTGCCTAAGTAGACCTTGTTCTCCTGCAGCCGTCCCTCGCGTACCAGCTGGTAAAGCACGTGCCCCATGCAAAAGCCGATCTGGTGCCGCTCCATCACCGCGCGGAAGTCGTTCCACTGGAGCCAGTCGCCCGGACGAGAAGCGGCCACCGCGAGCAGTTCCAGCTTCACCGGTTCCGTAAACGCGAGGTGGAAGCGTTTTTGCACACCAGGTGGACCACCTCCGCAAATCCGCTTAACTTCCACCTCCGGCGCGAACAGCGCAAGCTGGGCGCTCATGGCTGTCCTTCGGTTGATGGAGCAGCTTCGGCGACAATGCGCGGCATGAACGAGAGGTCAATAAAGCACTCCCCGAACCCGATAGAAATTGTCCAGCGCTCCCTGCCATGCACAGTCGTGTCGGGCTGGCCGACAGTCTTGATGGCGAACGTGCCGGTGATCTGGGATACGACTTCTGCGGGTTCGCTCGGCTGCTCGACCCACGGAATGCAGATCAGGTCCATATCGCGGCCCAGCGTGCCGTGTACCGCCAGGGCGTAGCCGTGCTTGCGTGCGATCCCAGCCAGCTGTGGGTACAGAGCGCAGTACATCGGCGCATAGGTGGCGTCGCGCATCATGCACCTCCTACTGGGGCAGATAGGATTGGGCGTTCTTTCATGCTGCCCTCCGCTTCGGCGCTGCCGGCAAGTCCATCCAGTCCGTGACCTTGGCCGATTCGATCGGCGTGGCATCGGCATATCGCCAGACGTCACCGTCGCGGACGCCGGGCCACACTTCTTCATCCGAGAGCGCGAGCAGCACCAGGGTATCGTCGTCCGGCAGACGTTCGCTTACAGAAATCCAGCTTTCAAGTGCCGCGCTGGGTTCAGCTGGCTGCGTCGGCGGAGTGCTGGGATTGGGCGACAGGCCCAGGTATTCGCGCCATGGCACCTTGGCGCCATCAACCATGAAGCCCCACGAGCCGCGGTAGCGTCCGGTGATGAACAAGGTCCACGCCCCTCCGGGCACCAGCGAAGTGATGCGGTGATACTCGCCGTACTTCAGCGTCGCCGTGTCGCCGGCCAGCCTCGTATGGCGGTCGTAAAGACCTGCCTGGCGGCGCTCTTCGGTGTAGCCGCCCTTCAGCACAATGGTGCGTGCGTTCCACGGGTGGTCGTGCAGATCACGGTCTTGGTCTGGCAGAACAATGTGGTGAATGCGAACCGAGAGGGGGAAGCGCCAAGGCTTCCGGTCTGCGCCCGATTTGCCGGTATCAGGGTAGGGATTGAACAGCCACGCCCGGTCCATGTACAAGCGGCCTTCTTTGATAATCGGGCTGTAAGGCGTGCGTTGGGCACGGCGGATTATCCAGTCGGCCACAGCTGGGTGGGTGACAATTTTTGCGATGATGGTCCAGAGGGTTGAGATCATGATTTTTCCTTTTGGATTTGCCCACTCATGCAGCCTTCCGGTAGGTCTTGGTGAATGCCTTGTTGAACCTTGAATGACTAAATTACTGTGTGACTAATCTGCGGACAGCGCACGTCCGGCCCTCGGCCGCCTTGTGGTTGATGATCTGATTGCCATCGTAGAAGCCCTGACTCCACGCGCCGTATGGGCCCGGGGCGTACTGCGTGCTGGACCAGTACCAGCCCTCGGCAAACAGCTCCGGCACGTTCACCCACATCAGGCGCAGCTCGCGGCGCGACGGCAGATAGAAGTCGCACAGCTCGCCGATCTCGATGTCAGCGGCCCATTCGGCAGCCGGGTGCGAGTGCTCGGACTGGATCAGTGCCACGGTGTTGGCCAGGCCGTTGTATTCACTGCACGCGTCCGTGATGTCCTGGCCTGGCGAGCCCCATGCGATGGACGCGATGTAGGCGGCGGGATCGGTCGGCACGATCAGGTGATAGTCGGGCTGGCCGTCCTCGCCGCGCATGATGCCGGCGTACACGCCACCCTGGCCGGGCCACTCGTCGCCGATGCGCGGCACCGCGATGAAGGGCGCCGGCGCGGGCTTTTTCGTCATGATGCGGTCCAGCCAGGCGCCGACGAGCGACGAGGTCGGGACGGTCAGGTGACCGTCGCCCACGTCCACGGTGATCATTTTGTGCACTACATCCATTTGGAACTCCATAGGGGTTAATTACGCGCCGACGGTGGCGCAGAAAATTTCAACTTGTGCTACGGCCTTGGTCAGCTTGTTCACAGGCAGGAACGGCAGGCGCTGGTCGATGCCGGCGGCCGCCTCGCGCAGCGCAGCCGCCTCGCAGTCCTTCAGCCCGATCTTGCCGATGCGCTCGAAGCGGTCGCAGACAACGTTCATGGTGCTGCTGGCCTGCTCCAGCGCAGGACACTCCATGCCGGCAGTGGCCAGCGCCGCCAGCATCTTCGACACCTGGTTGTACGACTCCGGCGCCGGGCGGGCGATCAGCAGTTCCACCGACGTGCGCAGCTGCAGCGCCAGGCGGTTGCGGGCTTCACTGGTCATGGGCACATTGCCCGGCGGGAGGCGTCGCATGGCGTTATGCGCTTGCGGCCGCGCGCTGCAGCTGCTCGACCGGCATGGCCCAGGGCTCGCCGTTGAGCGTGCCCTGCACCTTGATCATTGCGACGCGGCGGCCGTTGCTCAGATCGGACTTGAAGCTGTGCACGGTGCCGCGCTGCGGGCCATGGTCGCTGTCGAAGCTGACCGGCGTGCCGATGACGATATCGGTGGAGGATTTCATTGCGTTCCCCTTACACTTTGCCCATGAGGACCGTGAAGCCGCTGGCCACTGCGGACACCACGTAGCCCTTGAAGGCGTCTTCCACCACATTGGTGGGACGGTCCAGCTCGTACCAGAATTTGAGCTTGCCAGCGCCAAGGCGGTACTTCAGGCGGGCCTTGATGCGGTAGCCTTCCGTCGCGTTCTTGAACACGCGCAGACCGATGGTGAATTCGCGCGGGATCTCCAGCTGGCCGTCGGCGCCGGCCGTGGAGGAAGTGTTCTCGCTGTAGCCGAACTGCACCTGGCCGTTGTCCAGGCGGCGGTGCGATTTGAAGTTGACTTCGGTCTTCGCCTGCAGCGTCAGCGCTACCTGCAACAACGCCTCGCCGGAAGGCTCCACCACGTCGGCGATGTTGTCTTCCAAGAAAACGGCGAATTCTTCCTGCTCCATCTTCACGCCGTCGGACTTCAGCCAGAGCGCGAATTCGCGGCTGTACTCGGCGGTGTAGACCGCGCGGTGGTCGCGCCAGCCGGGTATACCATTTTCTTTACCGTGGTCGTTCAGGATCGCGGTCAAGCGGCGACTGTCCGGATCGGCGTAGATGTAGGTGGAGGTCAGTGGCGCCTGGTCCTTCAAGTACTGCGTGAAGCTGGCCACGTCGCTCAGCGTCACCGCGCCCGTCTTGCGGTTCGGGTTGGATGCGGCCGCCTCGACGGCTTTGGTCAGTTCCTGCAGCTGATAGCCTGGCGGCAGGACGGCGTGATGGGCATCGCCGGTCTTCTTGATCTCGATGGCGGCGGCAGTCAGCGCTCCGATGGTGTCGATCATGGATGCTTCGCCCAGGATTTTCGGTTGGGTCATTTCGTGGCTTCCTTAAGGGTGGTGGGTGGGGTGATGGTGGCGGCGTCGCGCAGATCCAGCGAGGTCTGGCGCGGGTGGTTGCGGGACAGCTGGCTGTCGTCGGTGAGCCAGTAGAAGTCCTCGCCGCGCTCAGGCGAGGGCAGCTTGGCGGTGATCTTGTCCTTGATCACGACCTTGTCGACTTCGGAGCCGCGCGTAGCGGGGCCGACTTTGATCTCCAGCGTAATGGAGCCACCTTTGCCGGTGTCCTTCACCTTCTGCAGAAGCTCGCCCAGCAGGCTGCTCAGTTCGCTGTGGGTGCGGCCGTCCCGCAGTTCCTGCAGGAAGACGGCGTATGCCTTGTTGCTCATGTGGATGGGGCCTTTCTTTCAGTTGTTGTCGTTGGCTTGCAGCTTTTTCACATCAGGCCGCGCGCGGCGCTGCATGTGCCGGCGTGCGAGTAAATTCAGGATCAGCGTCTGGGCGCGGTCTTTCAGCATTTCATCCAGCGACACTTTGCTGGCCAGCTGGCGGTGCGCGATCTCGAGCGCTGCGCGGTCGGGGTCGGGGTCGGGGCGGGCCATGGCTAGAACCCGTGGCGGTTGAGCTTCCACGCGCGGGCGAGGGCGCTGCGGACCGAGATACCGCATTTGCGGAAGTGGCAGTAGTAGGCAATCAAGGCAACCATGCTGATCTCCATTACGAGGGCGGGCTGTTACGCCGCGCCCTGTTGCATTGCGAGGTGCTCGCGCCAGATGGCATTGCCTTCATCCACGCCGGAGTAAAAGGCATCGCTGCCGGCGGTGCCCTGTTTGTAAGGGGAGACGAGAGGCTGGCGCACCAGGCGGAATTCCAGCGCGGAGCGCACGCCGGCCTTGTATTCCGCGCTACGCGGATCGCGAGGAAGGCCGAACGCCTGCCGCATCAGCGCCTCCACCTTGGCGTGTGGATTCACTGCCGCGCTCATGCCGCACCTACCCGGGCGAGTAGCTGGCGCAGGAGCTCCACGGTGTGTGGCGAGACCGTGCCGCTGGCCTCATAGTCCAGGTCCACCAGCCGGCAGGTGTTTGCCAGTTCCTCGCTATAGGCCATGCGCATAGCGACCAGACGCAGCTCGGCGGGCGTGAAGCCGCAATGGCCCGGCGACACGGTGCGCGCGATGTAGCGGCCGGCCCCGTTGTACAGCGAGTAGCAGCCGAGCGCGCACATGCGAGCGCGCACGCCGCTCTCGCGCTGGCGCGCCTCCAGATATTGTTCGTGTGCGCGCAGGCGCTCGGCCTGCTGCGTGTTGGTTGGCGGGCGCGTGCCCACCACAAAAAAGCGGCGATCGGTTTCGAAGGCCTTCAGCGCGTCTTTGTGTCCGGACGCAAACACCATGTTCAGCGGGGCTGGGCGGTTCATGGTTGGGCCTGCTTAGGCTGCAGCTGGGTCATTGCTGTCGCGGGCCTGGCCGGCGTAGAAGCCACCAGCTAAGCGGTCGCCGATCCGCACCAGCACGGTCTGGCGCACTTCGTCGGAAAGGGTGGTTTGTGCTGCTTGGGCTTGCTGTGCCATGTGGCCTCCATCGTGTGATTGCGATGGAGGTATTAAACACCATGTTTATCTAGAATGCAAACACTATGTTTATTAAATTGCGTTTCGCAAAGTACATGAGCGAAAAAAAACCCGCACGAGGCGGGTTGTACAACGCGTCAGCAAAATTATCGGACTGAGACGAAGATGTAGACCAAAGGGCGTCCAGACTGCCCGTTCACTCGTTCGACGACTCCGGAAACCGAGTAACCTTTTTTGAACCATGTACAGAATGAGGGCGCCTGTGCGCGATCCACAAAGCCGATGCGACTCCCATTGTAGAAAATTGCTACGGCATGTTCGTCGTGCGCATTATCCTTATCTCGCTTGAAAACAACGGGATCGCCGATGTAGAGATCATCTGCGGATACTGCGGCCTGGTGTCGAAAACCGGCTACTTCGATGATTAGCTCAAGCGGAGGACGAGCATCTGAGAAGTCAGGATAAAGTTCAAAGGAGTCACTTGGCAACTTGGCGTTCGTGTACCCCAGTAGTGCCATATCAGGAAGTCGCGTCATCGCAGGTAAGCGGTGACGTCGAAGGTATGTTTCGAAATCATCCCTTTTCCGAGGAGGTAATCGACGCAAGAACGAGTCGAGCACCCCTGACGAATGCTCGCGGTTCTTGATGGGGAATGCTGGGTAGCCAAGGAACCCGTCATCTTTTGCATGTTCATAGTCCGCAGTGCCCGTGAGATATCGAAGCGTGACCGGTTCATCAGGCGAAGGCTGCAATATCTCGGCCACGACACGCCTACTCGGTGACTTCTGTACAAGACCGGCGCGCCAGACAAGTAGTAGACGCGCGGGCTCGACGATGTGTTCAATCTGATTCATCCGAGGGCCGCCATGATTTTCTGTTTACGAATTCCTAGCAGTTTAATATACATGGTTTTGCGCGCGCGCGTTAGAGCAATCGCAAGCGGAAGTGTGCACAGATAGTCGAGGATTCTCTCTAACTCTGCCATGTCGAACTGCGCAATTTTGTCCAGCATGAACATGCGCAACTGGGGGTGCATGTGGATAAGCTTCACCAATAATTCGATGTGCCTGACGCCGCCCCCATCACCTTTCTGCCAACGGATGTGATGAGTGCCTTTTTCGACATACCGTAGGTAGTTCGCGTCGGTCCAAGTCGCAACATGCTCAGGGAATCTCTCATGCCCTAGGCTAGTCCCGTTGTCGAACAGTGGAGCTAGGGTCACGTGGGCCATATTGTTTCGCTTAACGCCCAGGTATCCCCAGTTATCTTGGTGACGGTCTGTGTTTCCGATTAGCGCATCAAAAAGGAATAACTCAGCCCATTTTTCTTGCCAAGAGTCGTCGCTAATCCTTAGCATCGAAAACGCTCTGGCCAACGTCTGCACTGCGTGGAAATTGTGAAGTTCGCCACGTTTGCGGTCAAATTCCGGTATTAATGCCTGCATGTAAGACCCCCCAGGCGTAAAGATGGCCTTCCCATCCTCGTAGAACCATTCAATAAGGGCGGCGCAATCGTTCTCAGCGCTGTTTGTGGCTACGAACGCTGGAGGTACTGTGACGCCCAGCAAACAACCCACTTGATACGAGACGACCTCACCCCAGAGCTGGTCAGGATACTTTTTGTTTGATCGTTTATAGAGATAGCGGCGCCCTTGGCGGATAAATGCATGAGGGCAGTTTGCTGGTGGGAAGTATGCGTCTTTTGACCGCGCCCCTTCCGGGTAGGACGCATAGAGGTCGTCTGATTGCCATGTGGCCACATCAACGACTACATCTTGCAGCTTCGCTTCGATCATTCTCTGCTCAAGTATTAGGTTGGATCAAATCTTGTCCGTCTCCCGACGTACGACGCGGCCGACGATGATGCATTCGCCGTTGCGGCACCGCTTGCGCGCGTACTTGCGCTGATCCGAGTTGTCCGATGTCAGCCACCAGTCACCTTGATCGCGAGCTAGGCGTTTGATGACCGCCTCACCCTCGTAGTTGAACGCGTATACGCCGCCGTCCTCCATGCGAATGTCAGCCGTGTTCACGATCACTTGGTCACCCTCGTAAAGACTTGGTTCCATGCTTTCGCCCTTCACTGATATGGCGATGAGTTTGGCGGGATAGTAGCCGTTGCGGTCCACCCAGTTCTTGGGCACACTCAGCTTGCTTCCATCGTGAATGTCGGGGATGGTCTGAAATCCGGTAATTCCGGCCTGGAGCTGCAGTTTCACCTTCTGAATTTGATAGAAACCTGGATCACCGTCTTCCGCGATCACGACCTTGGTGTAATTGGAGATGCCAGGCCCAACCATATCGCCCATACCGTCGCGAAGCCAGATTGCGTTGCAGCCGATGATCTCTTGCGCGCTGAGCAGCCCTTCGTTGGAAATGCCGCGCACTTCCCAGTTGTTGACGCGCTGGGGAGATATGTTTAGCAATTTTGCAATCGCACTTTGCCCTTCTGCCTTGCACAGCTCGGCGGCGGCTTGGTAAAGGCGCGTCATCTGTGGGTGCATACCTACCCCATTTTCGGTTTCTTTCATGGCGCCAATGATCCTCGAATTAAACAAGATGTTGTTAAACGCGGCGTTTGCGTTTTTCATAAACATGGTGTTTAATGCTCGTATGGATGAGAAAAACCAAATTCAGGCCGACAAGGAGCTTATCGAGTCTTTGGGTGGCCCTACACGGCTGGCAGAAAGACTTGGCTTCGACAAAACGAAGGGTGGCGTGCAGCGCGTCCAGAATTGGATGACGCGCGGTATCCCGCCGAAGGAGAAGCTGGCGCGTCCGGATATTTTCCTTCAGCAACTGGGTCGGCGCACCTCCGATCCGATACCCCAACCAGGTCATGGCGGCCGTCAGCCGCCAAAGCCGCACAACATCTTGGACACCGTGCCGGATAGCGCCGTGATGTCCCCAATTCCCGCGCCGAAGGCCTGACATGGCCGAATCGACGCTCGGCGTGGATGTGCCAGTCGTAGGTCGTGAAACGGAAGTATTGGCGCACATGGAAACCCTGTCCTTATTTGTATGACATCAGTTTGCCTGTTAGAAATTTTGTTTACATCATTCTTTTTAGGGTCTTTCGTATGAACGCACACGACGCTTTCCACCAGACAGTACATAACGCGCCGGGCGGCCATGAAGCGCTGGCGGCGCGCATGAACATGTCGGCGGCGGTATTGCGTAACAAGGCCAACCCGAACGCCGCCGGCAACGTGGTCGCGCTGCGCGATGTCGAGAACGTGATGGGTCTGACCGGTGACTACAGCGTGCTGCACGCCCTGGCCAAGTCCGTTGGCTTCGTATGCGTGAAGGTGACGCAGGACATGCCGGTCTCGGACGTGGCGCTGCTGGAAATCGTCACGCACGCCTGGACCACGCACGCCAATGTCGGCGTGGCAGTGCATGAAGCCCTGGCCGACGGCCGCATCGAGCGGCACGAAGTAGAACGCGTCAAGGATCAGGTCTTCCGCGCCACGCGTGTTCTGCACGAGCTGGTCGCCCGCATGGAAGGGATGGCTGAGAAATGACGCTTGACCAGCTGTTGGTCGAGATGCGTGGCCACGGTCTGCCGGAACTGCCGGTGGGCCACCCCAAGCTGACGGGCAAGATACAGCGCTTCGGCAAGGGAAAGAAAGCCTGGTACCAGCTACGTTCGATCGCGCTGCGCTCTGGCGGCGAAGTGGTGGTCGGCGCCTTCGGCATGTGGCAAGGACAAGATCCGGGCACCGTGCCAGTGGCGGTGGACTGGTCCGGCATCAGCGACGAAGAGCGCGCGGAGGCTGAGCGACGCCAGGCCGCGTATGCCCAGCAGGAGAAGGACCGCCGCGCACATGCCGCAGAGCTGGCCGCGGGCCGCGCCCGGCGCCAGTGGGCCCGCGCGGAAGTGCCCGCCAGTGCCGAGACGGTGCCATACCTGGTGCGCAAGCGCGTTGATGCCGAGGGGGTGCGCGTGGACGAGTTGGGCCAGCTGCTGGTGCCGGCGCGCCGCTACGGTGGCGGCCATCGCGGCGAATTGGTCAGCGTGCAGAAGGTGGGAGCGGATGGCGAGAAGCGCTTTAACGACGGCGCCGACATGGCGGGCGCCGCCTGCCTTCTGGGCACCATCGCGCGCGATGTGCGACTCATCGGCATAGCAGAGGGCTATGCTACCGGTGAGACGGGGCGCATGGCCACGGACCGGGGCATCCCCGTCATGGTGGCGTTCAATGCCGGCAACCTGCTTGCCGTGGCGCGCCAGTTGCGCCTGGATTTCCCCGAAGCGGCGCTGCTGTTCCTGGCCGACGACGACTGGCAGCTGGAGCAGCGCTATGTGCGCGATCTGGCCGAAAACTTCGGGATCGAGGATGCGCCCGAGATCGACGGCGAAGACCATCGGGTGAGCGTCGCAGACGGCGTTACCGCCAGCGTGCGCTCCACCTGGCGCAATGACGCGACCGGTACGCGCTACATCGAGGCCGATGTCCGGTGCGGGCGCAGAATCCGCATGCTCAAGTTCGAGAATGCCGGCCTGGCGCGCGCTCGCGCTGCTGCGAGCGAAGTGGGGAATGCCCATGTACTCTGGCCGGCCTTTGCCGCGCGCGGCGAAAACAAGTGGACTGACTTTAACGACCTGCACGTCGAGCAGTCGCTGGATGACGTTCGCGCGCAGCTGCTCCCCGTCATCGACCTTATCCGGGCGAGTGAGAGGTTGTCTGTGCCAGCGGTGGAATCATTGGCGGCTGTGCCAGCGGCCAGGCCCGCCGCTTCCCCCACACCCCCATTGGAGGATGAGCCGGTCGGCATAAATGTGCCAACCGCCGAGCAGCTGATCGCGCACTTTGCGCTGGTATGGCCCACCACGGACATCTGGGACGAGCTGCGCAAGCAGCGCATGAAGCGTGCGCCGTTCCAGGCGTGGGTTGGCAAGGATGCGGCGCTGGCGTGGGAAAAGGATCCGCGTCGCCGCACCATTATGCGCGACTCGCTGCCGGTCCTTGTGGGCGGCCGCGCCGTCCCAGGGGGCGCCGGGGGCGGCAAACTGGGCGAGATGCTGGACAACCTGACGCTGCTGCGCGGCACCGAGACGGTGTGGGACGCCATTGGGCAGCAGGTGATGACGCTGGGCGCCGTGCGCGCCGACTACACCGCCGACCTGACCTCCAAGTGGCAGGAACATGCGCTGCGCAAGACCATTGAGGCGAAAAACCTGCTGTTCGACCCGACGCAGCAGGCCGACCCGGAAACGACGGTGAACATCTTCCTCGGCTGGCCGCTCAAGCCGAAGCCCAACGCGGACCTGGTGCAGCCTATCCTCGCGCTCCTTGAATCGCTATGCGGCGCCGAGGACAACGTGGACGAGTGCGTGGCCTGGATACTGCGCTGGCTGGCCTTCCCGCTACAGAACCCGGGTGCCAAGATGCAGACCGCGCTGCTGATGTTCGGCGAAAAGCAGGGCACCGGCAAGAGCCTTTTCTTCCAGGACGTGGTGGCGCCCATCTACGGCGATTACGGCACGGTGGCCAGCCAGCACCAGCTGGACTCCACCTTCACCGCGTGGCGCTCGCGCAAGCTGTTCGTGCTGTTCGAAGAGGTGCTGTCCCGCGACGACAAGTACAGCCACAACGGCACGCTGAAATACATGATCACCGGCAAGTCGATGAGCATCAACCAGAAGAACCTGCCGGAGCGCACCGAGCGCAACCACCTGAACGGCGCCTTCCTGTCCAACGAGCCGCAGCCGATCCCGATCGAGCTAGAAGACCGGCGCTTCATGGTCATCGAGGCGCGCGCCAAGCAGTCGCAGGCGTTTTACGACAGCGTCAGCGCGGCCATCAAGGCCGGCGCGGTGGAGGCGTTCTACGACTTCCTGCTGAATTTCCCGCTGGACGGCTTCAACGAGCACACGAAGCCGATGATGACGCTGGCCAAGGAGCGCGTGATCGAGTTCGGCCTGAACGGCTGGATGTCGTTCCACCGCGCCTGGAAGGACGGCTATCTCGACGCGCCATATTGCTCCTGCCTCACGGAGGACCTGTTCAACATCTACCGCCGCTGGTGCGAAAAGAGCGGGGAGAAGCCGCTCACGTTGTGCAAGTTTTCCGGCCTGATCGCAAGCCGGGAGGTCAAGGTCAAGCGCAAGGTGGCCGTGGGCAGTAAGCAGGCGAAGAGCCGCATGGTGTACGAGATCGATTCGCCGGACAAGGCGGCGCTGGAGAAACAGATCGCCGAGTTCAGGAAACTGGCAGACGTGCGCGCCGATGGTGCGCTGGGTTGAGTGCCGGGTGTGCAGGGTTAAAAACCAACCCTGCTCCGCGCAAAACCGCATGAATGCAGGGTCTGAGCAGGGTTGCAGGGTTAGCAGGGTTGCGCGCACATATGTGGAAATTTGTAGTGATGGACTGCGTTTATTTTTTTTCGCAGTCACATTAAAAACTACCCTGCAACTATACATACCCTGCTCCAAGTAAGTGGTGGTGTGGGTTTCAACGGAGCAGGGTTGTAATTGAAGGCTGCGAACCCTGCAGAAATGAATGGAGAAGCGATGAGGATCAGCATACAAACGAATTTCCCCGACGTGGCGCGCCGCATCAGCGACCTGGGCAGCCAGGGCCCCTATGTGGCGTCCGCCGCGCTGACGCGCTCGGTCAAGGACGCCCAGGGCGCCATCAAGGCCGAGATGCAGCGGGCGTTCGACCGGCCCACGGCCTACGCCTTGAACGGCACCTTCGTCAAGGCGGCGACCAAGAACCGCCTGGAAGCGCGGGTCTGGGTCAAGGACAACGTCGCGAGCAAGGGCACGCCCGCCGACCGCTTCCTGCTGCCGCAGATCTACGGCGGTGGGCGCGGCCAGAAGGGCATGGAGCGTATGCTGCAGCGTAGCGGCCTGCTGCCGGCCGGCTGGTACGCGGTGCCGGCCGCCGGCGCGCAGCTGGACGGCAACGGCAACGTCAAGCGCAGCCAAATTGTGCAGATCCTGTCGCAGTTGCGGGTGCAGCGCGGCGCCGGCTATGAGTCGCGCGCCAGCGGCAGCACCCGGTCGGACCGGACGATCGCGCGCCAGGGCGTGACCTACTTCGCGCTGCCCAGCGCCAGGCGCGGCCTCCAGCCCGGCATCTACCTGAAGCGCAAGTTCGCCCAAGGCAGCGCGATCCGGCCCGTGTTCATCTTCGTCCCGCGCGTCACGTACCAGCCGCGCCTGAAGTTCTTCGAGGTCGGCGAGGCGACGGCCAAGCAGCGCTTCCCGGTCCACTTCGATGAACTGATGGCGACGGCGGTCGCCAACGCGCGCCTCGGCCGGACCCTCGGCGGGCGACCCGCCCCCGGGGGTTAGGTTCTCCCCGAAGCATGGCTGGCAAGGGTAATTCAGGCCCCGTCAGCGCACTAGCGGATGCCAAAACAATTTCCTGACAACTAACCTGACAAGCACCAAGCAACATGCCGAACATGACAACAATTGCCGAATGGTCCAAGACGCTGAGCATCTCGCGCCAGCAGGGGTACGAGGCCATCAAGCGCTGCGAGATTCCGGTGACGGACGGGAAGGTCGATCCGGAGTACGCGACCCACCTGTACAACCGCCATACCCGCAAGCGCGCGCACGGCCAACGCCCTGACTCCCTGGCTGCCGCGGGGCCGTCCGCAGGCGCGGGAGGTCCGGAACCGGTCGCGAAGATCCCGGGCTACGAAACCAGCCGTGCGCGCAGGGAGGCGGCCGAGGCCACGACCGCGGAGATCAAGCTGGCGGATCTGGCCGGCACGTTCCTGGTGAAGGCCGCCGTCGATTCGGCGGTGTTTGAAATCGCGCGGGCGCTGCGCGATGGCCTGATGAACTGCGCGCGCCGGATCGCCGCCGACGTGGCTCCGCTGACCACCGCCGAGGAGTGCGAGGCGGTCATCGATCGCGAGCACCGCGTCCTGCTCGAGAGCATGGCGCACTCGCTCGGCGAGAAGCTGAAGGTCGTCATGGAAGCGAACGCCGAATGACGTTCCTGACCCCGGCCGCCGACGTCGTCTGGCCATCGTTCGCGCGCGGCCTGCAGCCCGATCCGAACCTGATGGTCGATGCCTGGGCCGACCAGTACATGATTATCCCGAAGGAGTCCGGCGCCAACGAGGCTGGCAAGTACCGCACCAGCCGGACCCCGCATGCGCGCGCGGTGATGCAGGCGCTGTCCGATGCGCACCCGTGCAAGACGGTCGCGTTGATGGGCGCGTCGCAGATGCTCAAGACCCAGGTGGGCCTGAACTGGTTCTGTTCGACGGTGCATCAGTCGCCGGCGAACTTCCTGTGGATCCTCCCGACCGGCAAGCTGGCCAAGCGGACCAGCGCGCGCGTGAGCAAGACGATCGCGGCGGTGCCGGAAGTGCGCGAGCGGGTGGCCGCGCCGCGCTCGCGCGACTCTGTCAACACGCTCGACACGAAGGAATACATCGGCGGCTCGCTGCACATCGTCACCGCCGGCGCCGCCGCCAACCTGTCCGAGATTCCGGCGCGGCGCGTGCTGTTCGACGAGGTCGATCGAGCCGAATCGAACGTCAACGGCGAGGGCGATCCGGTGGCTCTGGCCAAGGCGCGCCAGACCACGTTCGAACGCAACCGCAAGAGCTACTTCCCCAGCTCGCCGACGATCACCGGGCAGTCGATCATCGAGAACCTATACCTGCAGGGCACGCGCCAGGAGGCGCTGGCCGACTGCGTGCACTGCGGCCATGCGCAGCCGCTGGTATTCGAGCGCCTGCAGCAGGACGAGGCCGGCCAGGCGATTTACCCGTGCATCGAGTGCGGCGCCGTGATGTGCGAGACCGACAAGAGCCGGATGTTTGCGCGCGGCGCCTGGTCGGAAGGTGTGCCCGGCGACGGCGAGACGGTCAGCTTCACGATCAACGCCATGTTCGCCCCGTACGGCTGGCTGCCCTGGAGCGCGCTGCTGCGCGAGTACCGCGCCGCCAAGACCAAGCTGGACGAGGGCAGCGAAGAGCTGATGGTCACGTTCTACAACACGCGCCTGGCGCGCTGCTGGGAACGCAAGAAGGAACAGACCAAGGCCAGCGAGCTGGCTGCGCGCGCCGAACCGTACAAGCTGGGTACCGTGCCCAAGGGTGGCCTGATCCTGACTGCGGCCACCGACACCCAGCCGGATCGGCTGGAGACGAAGGTAATCGCCTGGGGCGAAGGCATGGAGGCCCGGGTGGTCGACTACCAGGTGTTCTTCGGATCACCCGCGGAGACGGACGTCTGGGATCGCCTCGACCAGCTGCTGCTGGCGCGCTACAAGCACGCCGGGGGGCGCATGCTGCCGATCTCCGCCGCCTTCATCGACTCGGGCGGCGCCAACACGCACGACGTCTACAATTTCACGCGCACGCGCCAGCACCGCCACATCTACGCGATCAAGGGCGCCTCCACGATGAACAAGCCCATTCTCAGCGCCAAGCCGTCGCTGGTGGACGTGAACTGGATGGGCAAGACCGTCGCGCACGGGGCCAAACTGTGGATGATCGGCACCGACACCGCTAAGGACTACCTGGCCGCGCGTTACCACCTTACCAGCGGCCCGGGCGCTATCCACTTCTCGGCCGAACTGCCGCCCGAGTACTACGAGCAGGTGACGGCCGAATATTGCATCGCCGTCTACAAGCGCGGGCGCAAGGTGCGCGTATGGGACAAGAAGAAAAACGACCGCAACGAGGCCGGCGACCTGATGGTCTACAACCTGGCCTGCGCCCACTACCTCGGTCTGCACAAGAAGACCGCCAGCCAGTGGCAGGCCGTGCGCGAGTTCGTCGATCCGGACACGCGCGACCTGTTCCAGGAACCGCCGGCGCCGAGCGCCAGCCAGGAGAGCGCGGCACCCCAGGCATCAAGCCCGGCACCAAGCCCCACAGCCCAACCCCGACAGGATCCATGGCAAGCGCAGAAACCGCAATCGACGACAACCCGCCAGCGACGGCCAGCCGGGAGGCAATGGTGAGCGAAGGCATTTTCGACAACCCTGACCTGTTCGACGCGATCTTCGCCTACATCGTGTCCGAGATGCCGGAGTGCGCCGAGCGCGCCGCCCAGCTCAAGGAAGCGACCCGCAAGGAATTCTGCGGCATCGAGATCTACATCCCACGCCGCTCGGCGCTGGAGCGCCGGCGCCTGGAAGCCGAGGTGCTCGGCATGTTCAACGGCCGCAACGCCACCGAGATCGCGCGCCGGCTGGGCATCGGGCGGACCACCGTGTACCGGATCATCAAGCAGGCGGGCGGCAAGAAATAATCGTCCCACTTTTCCGAGAAATGGAACGCTTGACCCGCTACGCTGGGCGGCATGGCTATCTCACAAACCGACCTTGACGCCCTCGACGCGGCGATCGCCACCGGCACGCTGGAGGTGGAATTCGACGGGCGCCGCGTGCGCTACCAGAAAACCGCTGACCTGCTGGCCGCGCGCGCCCACGTGGCCACGGTCCTGAGCCGCGCCGCCGCGCCGGCGCGCAAAAACACCTACCGCTTCACCTTCACCACAACCCGGGGCGACTGATGGCCAACCTGATCGACCGCCTGGTCGGCTGGATCAACCCGGAGGCCGGCATCGCGCGCCACATCGCGCGCCGCCGGCTCGAGCGCGCCTATGAGGCTGCCAGCCCGCGCGACCCATGGCGCCCGCGCCGCGCCGGCGCCAGCGCCAACACCGATCACCTGGCGGACGGCGCCACGATGCGCGCCAAGGCGCGCGCGCTGGTCCAGAACGTGCCCTACGTGCGCGCCGGCCTGGACGGCCTGGTGGCCGCCACCATCGGCACCGGCATCGTGCCGCGTGCCACCGGGCGCGAGAAGGACGCGATCAACGCGCTCTTCACCCAGTGGGCGCCAATGTGCGACGCGGACGGCCGGCTCGACTACTACGGCATGATCAAGGCCGCCTACGCGGCGATGGAGCAGGACGGCGAAGTGCTGCTGCGCCTGCGCCCGCGCCGCCCCGACGACGGCCTGCCTGTGCCACTGCAACTGCAGCTGCTAGAAATCGACTGGCTCGATAGCTTCCGGGTCGGCAGCTACAACGGCAACCAGATCCTGAACGGCATCGAATACGACATGCTGGGCCGTGTCGCTGCCTACTGGCTGTGGGACCAGCACCCGGGCGACCGCTCGCTGATCCGCACCGCCAAGACCCAAAGCACGCGTGTGCCGGCGTCCAGCATCATCCACCTGTTCAGTCCCGAACGTCCAGGCCAGGGTCGCGGCTTCACCCGCTTCGCGTCGGTCATCAACCGGGTGCGCGACCTGCAGCTGTACGAGGATGCCGAGCTGGCTCGCAAGAACAACGAGACGCGTCTGTCGGTGCTGGCCAGTGGCGACCTGAGCCAGATGGAAAATCCGGCCGCGCAAGGCGACGGCGGCGCCGGCCAGAAGGTGGGCGAGCTGGGCGAGCTGGGCGGCGGCGCGATCATCAACACGCCCCCGGGCTTGAACTTCACCGTGCTCGAGCCGAAGGCGGCGCCCGGCTACGTGGATTACGTGAAGTACAACCTGCACCTGGTGGCCGCTGGCATAGGCGTGCCGTACGAGATGCTGACCGGCGACATGAACGAGGTCAACTTCAGCAGCGCCCGAGTGCGCCTGCTGGACTTCCGGCGCGCGGTGCAGCAAATGCAGTGGCTGGTACTGATCCCGAAGCTGTTGGTGCCGATCCACGCCGCCTTTATCGAGGCCGCCTACCTGGCCGGCGCCATCAAGGGCCGAGACAAAGCGGTCGATTTCAGCCCGCCGAAGTGGGACTACGTGAACCCGCAGCAGGACGTGCAGGCCGACCTGATCGAGATCGGCGCCGGCCTGTCGACCGTCAGCGAAAAGCTACGCCAGCGCGGCTACGACCCGGCTGTCGTGGCCGCCGAGTGGAAATCGGACTTGGAGCGATTCAAGGAGTTGGGCACGCTAGAAACCATGCTGTTCATGCAGCGCGGGAACCTGCCGACCGGCTCCGGTATCCAGGCCGAGGCCGCTGGTGGAGCGAGCAAGTGAGCGCCGACCGGCGCCCCGAAAAATCGTTCCACTTTTCCGAGAAATGGAACAGTCGAATCCGCACAATGACCACATGACAACGCCAACCGCCCAGCACCACGCCAGCCGCTCCGCCGGCGACCCGCGCACCATGCCGCCGCTCAGCCGCGCGGCGGAACTGGTACCGGCCACCTTCAACGAAGCGGACAACACCATCGACGTGGTGTGGACCACCGGCGCGCGCGTGCGCCGCTACGACTGGTGGACCGAAACCGCCTACGAGGAAGAACTGGCGGTCACGCCGGAAGCGGTTGACATGTCGCGCTTCGAGGCCGGCACCGTGCAGGTGCTCGACGGCCACCGCGTATATGGTGGCGTGGCCGCCATCCTCGGCATCGCCACGCGCGGCAGCATCGAGAACGGCGAAGGGCGCGCCACGCTGCGCCTGTCCACGCGGCCCGAAATGGCCGGCATCGTCGCCGACATCCGCGCCGGCATCATCCGCTCGATCAGCTTCGGCTACAACGTCACCAGGTACGAGATCACCCGTGCCATCGACCGTACCGACGGCGTCAACATGCCGCTGTACCGAGCCGCCGCGTGGCAGCCGTACGAAATCAGTTTCGTCACCGTCCCTGCCGACGCCGACGCGAGCACGCGCCAGCAACCGGCAAGCGGTGGCATGCCGTGCGAGTTCATTACCCGGGCGAGCGCCCAACCCACTCCAACCTCACAGGAACCCACCATGACCCAAGGTACCCAGCCGGGCGCTCAGAATCCCGCGCCCACCGACCCGAACCGCGCCGCCGAACCGGCCCCGGCCCCGGCTCCGGCCGTCGCGCCGGCCACCAGCGCGCCGCCCGCTGCCGACGCCGCCAGCCGCGCTGCCGACATCACCGACCTGTGCGTGCGCCATGGCGTGGCCAACCTGGCCGCCGGCCTGATCCGCTCCGGCAATTCTGTCGACCAGGCGCGCGCCGCCGTGCTGGAAGAGCTGGCCCGCAACGACGCCGCGCGTGGCGGACACCAGAATGTGCGCGTGCAGACCGTCTCCGACGAGCACGAAACCCGCATCGCCGGCATCACCGAGGCGGTGCTGCACCGGGTCGACGCGCGCGCCCAACTCACCGACAATGGCCGTCAGTACCGCGGCATGACGCTGCTCGAGCTGGGACGCGACCTGCTGGAGTCGCGCGGCGTCAACACGCGCGGCATGGACCGCATGCGCCTGGCGTCCGAAATGCTGCAGTTCCGCTCCGGCATGCACTCGACTTCCGACTTCGCGAACCTGTTTGCCAACGTCGCCAACAAGCGCCTGCGCGCGGCCTACGATGAAAACCCGGGCACCTACGCGTTGTGGGCGCGCCGCGCGCCGAACGCGCCGGACTTCAAGAACATCTCGGTGGTGCAGCTGTCGGGCGCGCCGGACCTGCTGCAGACCAACGAGCACGGCGAGTTCAAGTACGGCACCATGAAAGACGGCGCCGAATCGTACAACGTGCTGACCTACGGCCGCATTGTCTCGCTATCGCGCCAGGCGCTGATCAACGACGACCTGCGCGGCTTCGACCGGCTGGTGGCCGCATTCGGAAACAGCTCGCGCCGGCTGGAAAACCGCACCGTCTACAGCCAGCTGACCGCGAACGCCAACATGGCCGACGGCGTAGCCTTGTTCGAGGCCGGCACGCACAAGAACCTCGGCACCGGTGCCCCGTCGGCACTGCAGTTCTCGGCACTGACCACCGCGCGTGCCGCGATGCGCGTGCAGAAGGGCCTGCAGAACGAAGAGCTGAACCTGGCCCCGGCCTACCTGATCGTGCCGGCGGCGCTGGAGCAGACCGCCTACCAGCTGACCAGTTCGAACTACGTGCCGGCCAAGCAGGCCGACGTGAACGAATTCCGCACCGGCGGGCGCACCTCGCTCGAGCCGATCATCGAGCCGGTGCTGGACGCCAACAGCGCCACCGCCTGGTACCTGGCCAGCAACAACGGCCAGATCGACACCGTCGAATACTGCTACCTGGACGGCGCCGAAGGTCCGGTCATCGAGAGCGAAGTCGGCTTCGAGGTGGACGGCCTGTCGTACAAATGCCGGCTCGACTTCGCCGCCAAGGCCATCGACTACCGCGGCGTGTACTAGGCGGCCGGCGTCTGATCCGGCGCCCCATCCACCGAATAGAAAAGGAACTCGGACATGAAAAATTTTGTGCAAGG